GATTTTGATAAATGGTTTTACTTCGCATTGTTGTTAAAAACTCGGCATTTTTTGTAGTGTTAATTTTGTAGTCATTCTCAGCAAACGAAACAAAGTCGATAGGATTTAAAGCCATATTATACGCAGTTAATCCCGTCACGTTAGTTGCACCACTTACTTCGATAATTGGTGAAGTAGTGCCAGTAGAATACTCGTAACCAAAGTTTACCTTGTAAGGAATGTAACTATTCGGGCATCCACTCACAGACGTATCGTCGATATCCCAATCTAAGGTAACAAAGTTCTCAATTAGACGCCCAATGTTAAATACACTTTTGTTTGTGCTATTGGGATAGATAGGTGCTTTTAAACGTGCAATTCGTGTTGTATTTTGAAACACATCGGCAATGAATTTAAAGTTTGGCTTGGTATAAATAGCACTATCACTCTCAGTAATGACAAAATTTAAATCATTATATGCTGGTGCGTTATTGTCGGGTTTTTGATTGACTGTTATACTCACTCTTATATATTAGCACTTTGTGAATTTTGTTGCTTTGATGAAAAAACCCCCATAGCTGGTTTAGACTATGAGGGTTAAAGCACGATTGAAAGAACGAACACAAATATACACTAATTTTTGACATAAAAAAACCCCACAACTGGTGCAGGGTTAAAAGTATAAACTTTTGTATTTTAGAAGAACAATGCAAACCTAAACCAAATTTCTTAAATATGCAAGTACCATACTTTCAAACGTAGTACATTTTTGCAAATCTTTGTTAAACTCTTTTTGCTTACCCACGTAAAATGCGACTGTGTTTAAAAACTCGACAATAGGCATTTCCAAGATATAATCCCATTTATCACGTTCACCTTTGCAAATTTGATTTACGAGTTCAAACCATCCTTGTATTCCATTGCTTTTGCCTTCAGACTCTCCACCATCTGACTCAAATAAGTTTGGGTAGCGTCCAACAATTTCGGATAAAGACGAGAAAAAAAAAGCGTGTAACCATACGCAATCTGATACGGCAAATGTAAAAACAAGTTACTGACTTCTTCAAATTGCAAACCCAAGTTTTTGATTTTTTTAGGTCGACCAAATATGTTTACTTCTTCACTCATCATTGCCATAATCCTATGCAAGTTTGGGAGTGTATCTTCGCTATTAAATTGTTGAAGTGATATGAAGTGTTGACCTTGCATTTCCATCGCATTAGGAATCATCCTAAAGCGTCGACCTTTTATTTTAAATCTAAGCTGAATAGTATCTTCAAACTTTAGATTGTCCATTATTGTATTGAACCTATTGAATAAGTCGTAAACTTTCATTTCTTCGACATCGTCAATATCTCTACCATCTACTATGCAAATAGTGTGTATGGCTTTTTCTAAAGGTGAATAGTGATCTATCTCTTTAAGTTCTTGAATATGTTTAATTGTTATCATTATGCAAATGCAAATATACCTTTTTTATTATGTTTTTTACAATCTACTGCCAACGCTAAGGACATAACGCAGTCATCGTGCAACCCTGATGGTGCAGAATACTTTACTCCCGTTCGGGTATATTCGTACTCGATGTTCTCCAATTCGTACCCGATAGGTGATTCAGGGAATGCAATTGAATTTTGTTGTATTTCCATTACCAGCCCTTCAATTATTTGTTGTTTGCTTTGTGATGTGAATCTAAACCCCTTTATGTTAGGCAATAAACGTTGTAAATTCTCAACTATTGGGTCACCGACACCAGTACTATCCACAAACGCTGGTATTCTGCCAACTACATTTACTATTTTTCTTTGTGTTTGTTCCCAGTCAGATTGGAATCTATCAAGATAACACACTCTATTTTCATTATTTAACCCAATTATCACCGTCCAATCTGTGTATTTTGCAAGGTCAATGCCAAACGCTACGGGTGTGCTATTGCTTATTGGTGCATAACATCGTCGAATATTGTCTATTCCAAAAGGATTGCTCTTATCGTCTCCCGGTTCTGCCAAATACAACTCTTTAAAAACAAACTCAGGTAAATCACGTTTGGCTTGTTCAATTTCTTCTAATTCTAAAATGCCCTCTTTTGCAGCATCGTATGCCGTTATCTTAAAAAACTTGTAATCAGGTTCACCAAGCCTTGCACGTTCACCCAATTTGTAAAACCAATTCTTTTTACCTTTGACGTTACCAATCAATTTACATTTGCCTTTTGTAGCCGTCAATGTAGTACGCAAAGCAAACCAACTTTCTTCACGCATCCTTGACGCCTCATCCACTACTGCTGCGTAAACATCGTCACCGTACAAGTTGTCGGGTTTTTCTGCGGACTTAAATTCTATCCTTGCACCATTTGGCAAAATCAATGTTAACTTACTTTCGTTGCTAATAAAAAAGTCTTTCACATTAATTTGGGTTTTCATTCTACGAAATGCTATCTCAGCTTGTTGATACACGGGTGCAACCCACCACACCGATTGATTTTCTTTTAATTTTAACGCTTGTTCAAACATCCATATGATATGACTTGCCGTTTTCCCGCACTTGGTTGCTGCTGCCGTTACTGTATAACGTTCAGGTGCGTCAAGTATGGCTTCTTGGTAAGTCGTAACGAATGGACGGTTGTAGGTTATTTGCATAGTGACTTGAGTAATTCGTAGCGTGTTTGATTTATAGATTTAAGGTTATGATGTTGGTTGCAATATTCTGTGTTCAAATCACCAATGTTTAGTTTAGCCATACGGCAAATACAATCATACCACGATTGCTCGTTATTCTCAGCAAAAATAACTCCTTTATTCCCCTCGTGTAGCGTATATGGTTTGACATTGGATACAATGATAGGTAAATTATATGCTGCTGCTTCAACTATCTTTAATTCGCTTTTATATTGGTTAAAATTAGTATCTTGTAATGGTGCTATGCAAAAGTCAAATAAAGAATATGAAGTGCCGTAATCCGTTGGCGTTGTACCTCGAATAGTTTTAAACCAGTTAGGTCGGTTTTCTATTGATTCACCCGTGATTGTTTTCTCGCACATTTGCCATTCGTGACTTTCTGTGTGATATCCCGCCATATAAAAGATAGCGTCGTTTTCCTCACAAAATCTTTTTACGCTATTGCCTACACGTTTCAAATCTTCAAGGTGTGTTATACCACCCACCCATCCAATTGTCAACTTTTCATTCTTTGCCTTCTCAAACGTCCATTGATTTTGGGTTAAGTCCAATGCATTGGGTAAAATAGTAATGTTAGAATTTATCTCTTTTATCTTCTCAGCAAGTAGGGTTGTTGACGATGTAATGTGAGTTGCGTTTAAGATAGCGTCCTTAGTTGCATTCTTGATCATTTTTTTGTAAACTCTGTAAGCTGGGTTTGATTTAGGAACTACCCAATAATCATCGACATCGCAAATAGTAGGTATGTTTAATTCGCTTAACTTCTCAAATATGTTATATTGTGCAACCGAAATCCATCTATTGAATATAACCACATCGTAAACGCTAAAATCAATGTTTATCCACTCAGGGGGTTTTTGTGATACATCTACTTGAATATCGTAGTCTTCTTGCATACGAGCATATGGGGTGAATAGTCGATGAAAGCTCACCCCACTTGCTGAATCCATTAATACTAATATTCTCATTCGTGTGGTAAATTGGGAATATGCATCCAGTATAACGGTTCACTAACAACTATCTCAGAAGTGGTGTCGTACCAATACTCGCCGTCAAATTTTATCAATTGATTGCCAAAAGAATAGTTTCCCATTACTTCACGGTCATCGCTTGGTTTTTGTTCTTCGGTTAATCTCCAACTGGCTTTCATAGTTTTAGCCCTTCTTCGTTTAGTATTTCGTAAAGTTTTTCACGGCATTCTTCAAATGCTTTGTGCGTATCGTCTGACATTGTATCAGGTGCATATTTGGTTTGACTTCTTAACCACTCGTTTAATTCCCACATTGCAGACATCCATTTTGCACCATCAACTGCACAATCAAAATCGTGTTGGTTATCAGGCAAATTAAATTCAAGTGTCGCTTTCATTAAAATGGCAAATCATTTTTAGGTTTAGGTACTGCGACGTAATGAGTAGCTTTGCTTTTTTCGTTTGGCGTTTTAAGTTTGCCAACTCTTAACTTTACATCACCATATTTGTTGACTTCAAGTTTGCCACTTGCAATTGCTTGATTTAGTTTTTCGATGTTAATTGATACGTTGTTTCCGTACTGGTCCTCCCAACCATTTCCGAGATAAATTGTTTCTGTCATTGTTTTAAGTTTAATGTTATTGTTATTGGTTCGTCTGTTTTTATGTTATTGTCAAGCGTCTCTTTTGGTTTGCCGTGTACACGTGTAACTAAAGTCTCAAGATTAAATAAAGAATTTTTGTCGTGGGCTTTGACCAATGAACCAGCAATAATCTGTTCAATAATTGTATATTGACCAGTTTTATCTTTGTCTATTAGTTCAAGTTCTTGCCTATTCATTGCACACATATTCATATACGTTTGATTAATATCGTCTTTACTATACCCAAGTTCTTTAAGTTTAGTTACAATCTTTTTTGGTCGTCCTTGTGTATTAATATTCTGTGGGTTTTTATCAAATCCACTTGCTTTTTTTAGGTTGTCTAATTTATCTGCCATCAGTTGTTATTCAATTGTTTTTTTAAATAATAAACTCCACGATGTGGGTAAATTCATTTTTGTATGTACTTGGTAGTTGTGTTGTTGGAATAAATCAATCCATTCGTGTTCTTGTTTCAAGTTTATATGACCCCATTCTTTATCAAAATCGGTGGTGTTTGGTGTGCTACTGAAATGAAAGTACTTGCATTCTACGTTTGTCAATAACTCATTCAGCTTATCATCGGTAATGTGTTCCATTACTTCAATACACGCTACTAAATCGTGTTTAATTTTGTTTTGGGTTATATCGGTTTGGTGATAATAGTGTGCAACGTTGTGGCTCATAGCATAGTTAAAATGGTGTTTGTTCAAGTCGTAGTAATACACTTGTTTATTTAGGTTTTTCATTGCTAATGAATACGCACCCACGCCCCCACCAATATCAGCAAAACTTTCAAATTCTACAAGTTTTGATATTTCCCTTGCCGTGCTATTGTATAGGTTTACAAATGACTGGTTGTCCAATGAGATGTTATTTTGTAATTCCCATTGAAAGCATTTTTCATCACTCCATAAACCACCAAAACTATTTTCCATTTTGTATCATAAAATTATTGTGTACTTGAATTAACATTTCTTTGTGTTGTTTCTTATCACCGAATTGGACGTGGTGACCTCTACAAAGTGCCATCAAGTTTTCAATGGTATCTTTTGTATTAGTGCCACCCATTCCCCTTGCTTCGATGTGGTGCAAATCTACTGCCTGACATCCACAAATTTCACAAGGCAACCAGTCACTTAAATGGTAACCAAAATACTTCATATAAATTTGTGTGTGTTTCTTCACTTTCTTTTGCGTTTTGGCTTTTGCTCATCGTCTGCAAGTTGGGCTAAAATTAAAGCGTTGTTTTCTATTTCACTAATTGTTGGTATCTGAGTTTCCTTTTCAAATCTTGCTCTTATCACAAGTGATGTAAATGAATCTACAAAGCAACTACCACACATAGGTATTGGATTTCCCATTACTTCTTGATGAATTGCACGTACTTTGTTTTCGTCGGCTGGTGGCATTCTCATAACCATTGTTTTTCTAAATGCAGTTAAGTACTGCTCAACTTCTAAAATAAAATCTATATGTTCGTTTTTCATAATTTATATAATTTGTAAGCTAAAATGTAACATAGTGATGCTGGTATAATACAAGCTAAATTCCAAGTGTTAAAGAAGTAACCAATTGCAATGTGAAATGCTATGCAACTTTCACACGTCAAAGGTTTGATTCTTAATTTACTTGGTAGTTGTGGTGTCATAACTGTAGCAATGATTATTGCGAGACTCGATATCCCAATTATTTCTATAAGTGAATACATTTGTTAGTTGTTGTTGTAAAGTGTTTATTTTGTTATTTAGGTACGTTATTTCGTCCTTCTCTTTTAATTCTCTCGCTTTGTAGCCTATTGTCATCAGTAGGCATACAATAATGATTTTTAATAAATTCATAGTCTTTCGTTATTTCGTGTTTTATTGTTTTGTCTATATCGTGGTATTTCATTATCCGAATATAAAATGCTTGAAGTTTATTCATATTCGTTTATTATTTGTCTTTTAATGTCTTTTATTACTCTTAGTACTTCACGCAATGTTATTTTAGTTTTACGATGGATTGACCTGGCACTTTCACCATTCGACCACATTGTGAAGATTTCCCGCTCATACCATTTGTTTTTGCTTACTACATTTTCAATCAGTTTGTATTTGTTTTCCTTTTCAATTGCATCGTCAATAGTGTTTAAATATTCGATTTGTACATTTTCAATATCAAATAGTCCTATCGGCTTCATAACGTCGTAGAACTTTTGACGTGGTGTTGAACTTTGCGACCACATTATTTTGATGCAAAACAATTTAATATAACCATCGTTGTAAACCTTAATTAATTTGTCTTCAGGCATTTCACATAAAATAAGTAAAAGATGTTGTGCTAAGTCGTCGTGGAATAGTGGCGAGATAGTTTTACTCGCCTTATAAAGCCATTCTGATTTTGCTACTTCTATCAGTATATTATTTTTGATGTGCAAATATTACTATATTTTTTTCAATTATACAAATTTATTTAATCAATATTGCAAAAACATTCAAAACTTGGGTCATTATCCCACAAGCCAAGTTGACTTTGTGATTTGTCTTTAATTTGTTGGTAACTAATTTCTTTTTTAAATTGATGTTTACTTTCATTTTCAATATCAATCCACCATTGGAATAATTCGGGTTTTTCTTTTGCAATAATAGAAAGTTTGCCTTTGCCTTTTAAAAAACAACAATCACAATTACCATAGGGTTCGTTTACTTTTAAATCAAATGGTTGTTCTTTCCAAAAGTTCAATACATCTTGTTTGTTTACTTTCCATTTTACCAATGGTAGCTCTACATCGTAATCACTATCTTTTGTTTTTTGCCATCTTCTTGGTTCGTCATAACGTATGCCATTAAAACTTGTGTAATCAGTTATCCCAATACTTTTTAAATATCGTTTTAAAGTCATTATTTTTAGTTCTTGTGTGCAGTATCTAAATTGCATATTAGGAATAGACGATGGTCTTTGTTCTAAAAGTTCTTTGTATGGTCTACCATTGCGTGATGCAGTTTCATAGGTCACAACTTCAAATGATGCTGGTTTTCTATATTCCAACCAAACAATATTTAAATTCCATTGCTTATCGCATTCATTTATAAAATCTAATGTTCCTTGCATTTCTTTGCCAGTATTTTGAAATGTTATTAAATACTCGCCACCCTCATCAATTAATCGCTTTGTCATATATGCACTTGTACGACCACCACTAAAATTTATTACGTTCATATCTTTTTCAATTCTACAAATTTATATCCATTTTTCTCTGCTTTTTTTTTATAGTAAGCAACTTCTTCTTCAGAATTTAGGCAATAAACCTCCTGATATTTATCCTTTTGCATTACCAATTGATAAAAGGTTTTTTGCATCCTCATATATTGCCGTTTCGTTTTTGTATTTCATTTGTAAATAATCTGTGTAAGCATTCACGCTATGTATAACGGTGCTATGATCACGAATTAAAAAATTACCTACGTTCTTTAAAGTATAGTTAAAATATTTGACTGTGATATAACAAAATAGTTGACGTGCTATAACTATTTCACGCTTTCGATTCTTGGAAATTATGTCGTGAGGCATTATACCACTGGCATCACAAACCTTTTGCAAAATTTCTGTTAGTTCTTTGTTCTTGTTCATCTTGTGGATGGGGTTTATAATCATCTCTTTTAAGCGTTGTAATTCTTTTTGGTAGTTGCGTTCCCTTACTTCTACTTTGTTTTCTAAATATCGCACTTGTCGACGTTCTTTGAGATATAAAACATAATAATCTATCATAATAATTTAGCTTGTATAATTCCTGGTTTACTCCATTGTTCTGCCATTGCTTTTGCAATACCCTGAAAAGTTTGGCTTCTTATTTTCCATCTGTCTTTGCCTTTGCTTAACGCTTCGTAATACCATAAAGGTTGACTTTTCTTTTTACCGGTTTTTTTATCAGTCCATTCAAAAAATTCTCCTTTTGAAACAATATTTGTTGGTGTTAACAATGGCAAATTTTTAAGCCACAAACAAGTAGATTTTTGAAATGAATCGCCAAACTCATATGGTTGAATAATTTGGTCATAAGGTCTTATATGTGAACTGATAATACCCATTGGGTTTTCAATAGCAATTTTATCAATGGGTGCTAACATTAATTTTTTGACAAAATCTAAACCTTCTTGTTGTCTACCATCTGCACGTTTTTTTTCAAAGTGCATTGCACCGGATAAAGCCAAATGTGTACAAGGTGGAAAAGCAATCATCATATCCCAACCATCATTTATAATATCAAATACATCACCTTCATAATGTGGTCCAGGTACATCAGTAGGTAATAAATCACAACTCATAGCATCGTGTCCTAATTTTATAAATTCGTCACGTACTGCACCTGAGTATTCACAAGCAATTAAAACTCTCATAAAATTTCTTTATAACGTGTATACTTACCTTCAAATGACATTGGAATATCTATACATTGTCCGTGTCTATTTTTACCAATGATTAACTCACAGTCCATTTCGACATCGGGCTTTACATCTAAATAATACGATGGTCTGTAAGGGAATAAAACTACATCGGCATCTTGTTCTATCTGTCCTGATTCTTTTAAATCCGTTAGTTGTGGTCTATCTTCTTTGCCGTCTCGATTTAATTGGGCAAGTGCAATGACAGTCACACCAGTTTCACGTGCAAAGTTTTTAAGTGCAGTTGAAATGGTAGCTACATTTTTACGAGTATCTTTTTCGTTTGCGTCCATCTTTTGCAAGTAGTCAATTACAACCACATCTAAACCTTTACGGGCTTTCAATAATTTGCATACCGATATTATACTAAAAACGTTATTGTCTTTTGAATCTATCACATCAAAATCGTGTTCGTTGTTGTAAAGCATCTCGGATATATTTTCTATGTCTTTGGATGTCATATTAGCATTGCGAATTTTGTAGTTTTCAATGTTCGAAAAATAACTGATTTGTCTTTTTGCAAGTTCTTCGTCACTCATTTCAATTGAAACAAATAAATACTTTGCAAATTTACATCCTTCAATACAAAAGTTTAAACCAAGTGCAGTTTTACCCATTCCCGGTCTCGCTCCTATCACAACTAAGTTACCCTTTGACCACCCACCTATGTATTTATCTAAATATTTCCAACCAGTCGGTATTCCTTCAAGCGTATTCCCTCTGTCAATTCTTTGTTGTAATTCGTCTAATACATTACCAATTACTTTTGACATTGGTTTTACTTGATTTTTAACGCTTATTCTACTTTCTTGAATACATATATCCAATTTATTCTGTAAGTCGTTTAATTCATCGTTAAAATCGATTTTAGCGACATCTTCAACAAGTTTTGTTTTCTTGTAATTTACTTCAAGTAATAACAAATCATAATCTAAAGTTTTATCTGTGACGAATTTTCGTGTAAAATCTGTCAACTCAAACGCATATTCTCTGAAAAATGGAAATAAAGTGTGTAGTGCAATAGGTTTACTATCGTAGTAAAGTTGTTGCATTATCGTAACAACCCTTGAATTAAAGTCGTTAAACCATTTAGGGTTAACGCTTGGTAGTTTTGTTTTAGCATAATCGGACATTATAAATGCACCCATTATGTTGTCTTCTGAATAATTAATCATTTAAATTTGCTCTCCTTTCTAATCGTGGTTGTACTGGTTGTTTAGTTTGTTTGTACGGTAATTCATCATTCCATCTTTCACCATTCAAATAAGTTGTTAAATGTGGAATGAAATCTTTTTTGTCGTTGTCGATGTGATTTTTAATGTATAAAGGTATGTGATTTCTAATTAATTCTTTCTTTGCTTTTGTCTGTTTATTGTAAAGTTCTTCTGATTTCTTTTTATTACCTACTTTCAAATACATATTCCAAATAGAATCAAAATCTAAATTATTTATTAAATCACTTTCATTATCATTATCATTAACACTATCACTTACACTATCAGCTTTTTTGGGTTTTTCAAAAAAGGCTTGGGTTTTTTGGGTTTCAGTGGGTTTCTTTGGTCTACCACCTTTTGACCCATTAACTGATTGTTTATCAATATATTCTTCATAGCGTTTTAAATCACGCTTTAAAGATTGTTTAATAGGTTCAAATGCAATATTGATTATCAAATCATCACTAATTGGATTTTCATCGTTTACATAAGCAAAAATATGCTTGATTAATTTACCCGCAATTTCATCGGGTAGTTGGTTAAATACTCCACTTTGGTCTGTGTAAAGTATAAATGATTTTTTGTCTTTTGCCATAAAAAAACCCCATCAAATATGTAGCAGTAGGATTGCAAACACATTCAATAGGGTAAAAGTGGTTAAAGTATAGAGATATCCTACATCTCACTTAACGAATCAAAGATAATGCTTTTTATTTAATATTCAAATATTATCTACCATTTTCTTTATGCCATTTTCTATGACATTGACCACATAAAGTAACACCATTATTAATATCATATCTTAATTCTTCATTGTCTTTAAACGATTTAATATGGTGTGCGTGTAAATCATAAACACTACTGCATTCAGTACATTGTTTGTCACGTAATTTTACCATACTTGACCAAGCAACTTGATTAAATCCACGTTGTGTTTTTGAAGATTTAGGTGTAATGCTTTTTTTGTAAATTAATTTTAGTACAACTGTTTTTGGTTTTAAATCAAGTACCCAATTTATATCATTTACAATATGACTCAATACCGATGATACTGATTCTACTTTTACCCCTTCTAACCAAACAATAGTATCATCTGCATCAAATTTAATTAATGGTATTAAATCTTCATCAACAAAACATTCATTTATTTCACAATAAATTTCTTCACTATAAATAATCCCATTTGCTTCAAATATTTCGTCTGACATTTCTATATCCGTTATATCGTTAAACAAATGAGAATATTTAGTAGGGACAGCCCAACCTTCTAATAAATTGCAACCATCTACATTTTGTATTGTAATTAAATAATCTTGATATTCGTATTGTTCAAATACTTTTTTTTCTGGACTTAACATATTTTATTTATTTTATATATTCAAGTTCTTTTAAAACTTCAATTTCTTTTGCGTGTCGTTGATTGTAAACGTTACCACGAAGATTTGCATTGTCTTGTTGTACCTTTTGTCTTGACCGTCTAATTGATTCAGGAGATGTGACCATTCGACCAGCTATAGCGTTTAAAACATCGTAGACAGATTTTGCACCAAGTTCTGCAAGTTCTTCACGCCAAATATCGGCAATCAGTAGAGAATCATCGTCACGCATTTTAGTGCTGCTCTCAAGTCTTTGCTTGACTTGGTTTACTATTAAAAAACTTTTCATTTGTTACCTCCGTATGTTTCGTTGTAGTATTGTTCTGACATTTTATGATACCCTATCAGTCTTGTTGATTCAACTTGACAACCAACTCCAAAAGCATCTTCTATCTGCTCCTTCTCCATTTCTTTGGCTTCTCTCATTTCTTTTTGATGGTCTATGTAAAAAGTAACGCCTATTTTCATTGCTAACTTACCACATAGAATTTCTACTGCCGTCTGTTGTTTATTGTTTGTCATTGCTCACCTCCTCCGTAGGTTTCGTTGTAGTATTGTTCGGATATTTCTAAAGGATAGCCTTCATTTTCATCGCATTGCCCTTCATAATGAGCATTAATAATTCTTTCCTTATCCATTTCTTTGGCTTGTTTACTTAAATCGTGAATTTTATTGATTTGTTCAATGGATAATTTATCTAAAATAGCATCGCCAATTATGTCAAATACCTTATCGAGATAAAACTCCACTGCCGTTTGTTGTTTATTGTTTGTCATTGCTCACCTCCTTGCTTCAAGTTGTTCAACTATTTGAAATTTTACTAATTCCAATGCTCTTTGATAACCCTCCGCATAACCATCTGCATACTGATTACCTTTCCCCTGCATTGTTTTATAAAAATCCATTTCACCTTGCTCATATCCGTTACCATATGCAACATTTAATTTTTCTTCTATCTCCTCATCACTTGGTAGTTCGATAGGCAAATGATTTTTAATTTCTTCTTCTACATCAGTTTCCCTTCTTGCAATACCATCAAATTTGCCAAGTTGATAAAACAATTTCAGATGTTCTTCTGTGTATAGTTTCACTGCCGTCTGTTGTTTATTGTTTGTCATAGTTTTGCTTTTATTTCTTCGATTGTTTCGTATGTGTTAGTGCAATGACCATCTATTAAATAAATAAAGTTATAATCTACTGAAATACCTTCAGATATTTGTGCAATTTGGTTAATATTAATTAAAACAATATTGCCATGAATAGATTTAATTTCTAAAAACTTAGTCATTCCAAGCCCTCCCTCTGTACATTTTTTTTAGTGCTTGGTTGCTACGCTTTGCAACGGGGTTTAACGGCTGCCAGTCAGGCATATCGTTAACCTCGATAAATTCTTGACGTTTCGCTTCGTTTGGTTCTTTTTTAAATGTAAAGTATAGCATACATAAAAAGCCAACACAACCGATGTAAAGGAATAATAAAAGTAAATTAAACATTTGCTTCTACATTATAAATACCTACATAAATAACGTCTTCATCTTCACCAATGATAGCGTCGTTATCTCTAAACTTTTGAGTTGTTGTGATACAACCTACTGTTGCATCTAACATCTTAAACATTACCCACTCGAAAGCATCAGCTTTACTTGGGAAATTTTGAATGATTGTCTTTTTCATATCGTTTATCCTTCTATTAATTTAATTTTGTAAAATTCCACTTGAATTTCTAAACATTCAATTTCTAATTGTGTAAATTGTAAAAATTCTTCATTTTTTTTAAAATCTAAATGTTTGTATTTAAATTCAATTTGTTTTTGTAATTCTAAAATTTTAGAAATTAATAATTCACGGGTTTCTTTAGTGTGTGTTTTCATATCGTTGTTCTTAATTGTATAACAAAAATACTTATTAATTGTTTAAATGCAAACTTTATTTTCAATATTGCAAAAATAATTATAAAAGATTACATTTCTTTGACAATTGATTGCAATAGATCATTTGCGTAATATAGTTTTTCATCAATGATTTCTTGTACATCCTCAAGTTCTATGTGGGCTATAAACAAGTTGTGAGTAGATGGCATTCGTTTATCGTAAGAAACAAAGTAACCGAAATCTACGGCACTTGCAATCATTCCAAGTTGCATTTGCCAGTAGTATTCAGGATGTATTTTAAGCAAATCTTCAGCACATTTGATTGACCTATTCTTTAAATGGATTCCACTATTGAACGGATTCTTTATCTCGACCAAACAATTACTGCCAAGTGCGTCAGGTGAATAACCTGAATACTCACCATAGGGAATAAATGTATAAGTCTCGCCACCGTAATAAGTGTAAAACTCATCTTGATTTTGTTGGAATACCTCGAATGCTTCTTTTTCGTTTTCAACTCCCCACGTCAATGCTTCGCCCCATATTGGTTTGCGAATGCCAGTTAGTAGCTCACTTGCTTTTTCGTAGACGAATGTCTTTGCCGTGTCAGAAAGATACTCCGATTTATTTCTCGGAGTACCCATTAATTTGTGAATTTCAGATGCCGTGAATTTACCTTGTCGTAAATCTAACCACTTTGATTCATCGTGTGTGATTGTTATTTCCATTAACGTTTAATTTTAATCATACCCCAAAATAAATTTATTTCTGTAGCATTCCTTTTTTCTACTTTTATCGGTGCTTTTGGTTTAACAAATTTAATTTCAGTTTGAAAATTTTTGCCTTTGTGAATTTTTGCAAGTTCTCTATTTTTCACAATTACTTTCTGTGCATCGTGTGGTGTTGGTCGCTTATTCATTAAGCTTGTACCACGTTGGTCGACATACTTTAAATCCTTTAAAGATTTAGTTGTTTGATTTGTCAGCTTGTGTTTACGACATAAAGCCGTTGTCATTGAACCGTACGAATAAACGTCGTTTAGTAGGTTCACATAGTTGTTTAAATTTGATGTTCTCATATGTTTTTATATTATTGTCCAATAGTTTAAATTAAAATTTCATTTAGCTGCAATAAGTAACTTTTTGTTATCAGCACTTATAATGTACTTGCGTTCGATGTCCTCAAGCAAACCACCAGTTTGTAGGTGTTCCTTTGCTTTTATCCAAGTTGGGTGATTAGGTGTTAGTTCTTCTTTTGCAATTGATTTAGATGTCCCGTTATTACCATTATCAATTGCTTTAGATGTCCCGTTATTACCAGTAGCAATATTGCCATCATCGTCAGAACCATCGTCAATGTTTAAGCCCAAAAGACTACTTAACGAATAACGACGTGCATACGTCACACCTGAACCAAGTTGTTGTGGGTTGGTAGCATCTTTGCATAGAATGTCATAAACACTTTCAATCATTTGCCCACTATCTATGTGAATCAGTTTAGTCACAACACAAGTATTTATAACTGGTTGCATTAATACTAAACCATTCTTTTTTAAGATAGGTGTGATGATAGATAAAATGTGTGGTAACGTTGCATACTTTGACCCTTTGAAAAATGGGTTAGCAGCATCCTTTTTAATTGTCGGGCATTCCGCCTGAAAATTACTTACTGATAAAAATAGTTCTTTCATATCTTGTTTTCTTTTTTTAATTCTAATACAATTTCTGTTAATCTTCGATTACCCATATCATCGAATAAATGCCAGTCAATGGCTTCGTCTCGTAACCCGTCTTCGTCGTAGCTAACAAAGGTATAAGGAATTAAATCTTCAGGGTATTCGTCAATGATTAATTCTTGTACAACTTCAGCGTCGTATTCGTAGTCATAGTCGCCATCACACAAATGACATTTTGCAAGGGAAAAAACAACGTAACTCATATTTTTTCCTCCTTAATGATTTGAAGTGCAGTATTTAAAACGATAAGGGCTTTGGGTTGTACAATATCACCATTTAGATATTTGCGTACAGTAGGCATAGAAATGCCAGTCTTTTTTGACACCTTAGATACGATGCCGTGTCGCTTGTTTAATTTGATTTGATCAATTACTTCTTGTATATCCATAGAGCAAATATACAAAAAGTTTTTTAATATGAAAATTTATTTTACAATTTATGTAAATATTTTTTGTGCTAAGTGATCAGCTATTGACTGGGATAGCGTATCTAAACGCTTTTGGTTTAAGGTTGGTGCAATAAAAGGACGTGCTTTTGTACCACTTGTATAAATATTTCTACTAATTTTTAGAGCTAACCACCCTTGATAATTTTTATTAAATGCAGTTTTAAATGAGCCATAACGTAGCTTTTGTTTCATCCATTTCAATAACGTTTT